TTGACTGACAATTTAAAAAGATTTATAAAAGTTTTGAAAGAGTCTAAATCGACTAATAGAGAAACTAAAATTGTAACTAAAACTGTTCATGAAGTACATTATAAAGATGATCATGGAAGATGGGTCCATCATTCGACATATGATGATAAAAACGAAGCAGAAACTTTAGGAGCGAGAAGGGCCAGATCATATGCAAAATCTATGTCGTCTGGTAAAGGAATGGAAACATTGAATGATAAGCCCGGACCGCCCAAAACTCCTTATGGGGACTAAAAGTAAAAATAAGTCTGATATATACTTCTATCAAAAAGTGGGAGTATATTATGTGGACATATCAGAATACTGAATTTACTGAAGATATGATTGGAAATGAATATGTCGGTTTCGTTTATATCATTCGAAATCTGACTAATGGTAAAAACTATATTGGTAAAAAACTCTTTACTAAGTCTAAAACATATCAGAAAAATAAGAAGAAGAAAAGAATACGAGTCGCATCGGATTGGAAATCATACACCGGTTCCAATGAACAGCTTAATAAAGACATAGAATCCGGGCACAGTATAGAGAAAGAAATACTTCATCTCTGCAAGTCTAAGGGATGGTGTTCTTATCTGGAATCTAAAGAAATCTTAAGTAGAGATTGCCTTTTACTTGATTCTTATTACAATTACTGGGTCTCTACTAAGATACGACGTACACATCTCAAGTAGTCATGCATTCCTGCATACCTGTTATGTAAAAATAGTTGTTGCATCCTGCATCTAGGTGATATATACTCTAGTCAAGATCGAACGAGAGATGTGGCAAAGAAGGTAAGTTTTGGGAGGCTAAAGAATGATCGTTAAAACTTATGATCAAGCTGTAGACGAACTTATGCACGGTGAAACGGAAATTCTTCGGGATTCCGTTTTAACCGAAGCATCATTGATGGGGTCTAATGAACAAACTTTGAACACATTAAGACGCTATAATCATACTCAACTCGTCAATTGGTGGATTTCATATTTCAAATGGGCAGAAAAAACTCAAATCTGGCAGTTCAGGCAACAAACGACGAAACCGAATTAAAGATTAATAAGTTTATTTTAGGTGGATTAAATAAAGTTCCTCATTCTATGATCAGTATTCATAACTTAAATTATCTATTTCCATCCTCTGTTCTATTCCTTGATATTAGAATCAAGAGTACCATAACTCATGAAATGACTCTATTGGAAATGGACAATTGTGAATAAGAAATCTAAAAATAAGAAGTTAAAAGAGGCTAGGGAAGCTCATGCTAAATTCCTAGCCTCTTTTGGTATTTCCACTCCAACAAAACGTAGAAAAAGGATTCAAGGCAATGTTAACAACTTTCCTGATCTCTCTGTTCCTGTCAAGTGCTCTAGTATGTCGGATTCTATTCCATCGAATGGTATCCGAAAGTCTATTGACGATTACAAATGGAAACGAACGGCACAAGAAAGTCAGGAAGCGATAAGAGAAGCTGAAAAGAAGAAAGCCAGAATTGCTCCATATATAAATAAAGGAGCATATATGTATATCACTGATGAAGAGGACAAGAAAAGCCTTGGTCGTAAAATGTAATCCAACCCCTCTAGAAATTGAAAGACAGAGAAGAATTAGAGTATCTGTCGCTGCATATTCATATGAATATTATAATGACTCTATTATGTCGGATGAAGAATTTGATGCACTCTGCCTGAAGATCGATAAGAATATGTCGACCAATAATGAGAAACTAGATAAGTTCTTTAGAGAGGAATTTGAACCTCATACTGGAATGTGGATACGAAAGCATCCTGAAAAAGAAGGTCTAGATCGCATTTACTGGCAAGTGTTCAGGAAGAATGAGACAAGGAAAACTGTACCACGAGCTCCCAAGAAAAAGGTTGACATGCAAGAAAATTCCATGTATACTTGGCATAAATCAATCGAAGAAGGATTGTAATCAAAGTGGAAAAGTTCGACCTCATTGATCTCAATGACATTGATAAGTATATTGTTTCGAGGTTTAATATTGGTCTATCATACATTCTAATGGTTCTTATTACTGGTATTGCATATATTCTTCTGTTCGCTAGTGTTATTAACATAGGATATCTTATTTTCCTACCTTTAAATATGGTCACATCTTATGTTATCGTATCGCTATGCATTAGTATAATTTCCTATTTCATTGTAAAAAAACTATTGGATTATTCTACTGATCTATTCCTAGAAAATGTAAATCGACTGATGATTTCCGAAAGGTATCATCAAATCATAGATGAAATGACTAAAATAATGGAGGAACAAAGTGAAGACAATCTACCCTTCTAAGGAAGAATTAGTCAAGCTCATGAAGGAAAACTTTCTCTTAGTTAAATTTACTAAGAAGGATGGAACTGAAAGGGAGATGACTTGCACTCTGATTCCTGAAAATCTTCCTCCTCAGTTCCTGAATGGGGATGAACAATTTTCTAAGAAAACTAGGAAACCAAACGATGAAGTAGTGTCCACTTTTGATGTGGACAAGAAGGAATGGAGGTCCTTCCGACTCGACTCTCTAATCGAATATAGATGTATTGGACAAAGGACAATTTAAATAATGGCTCATCCACATAAGAATAGACCACGCAAAGGAAGACGAAAAATTGGCTCAGCTAAGAGACGAGCAAGAAAAGCACGGAAGGGATAATCTATGTCAGCAGATAACGGAACATATGTTCTCCAGACAAAGAAGGATGGCGGCCTTCCTGATGAACTAGAATATAGAATTTCTCAATGCCATTCTATAGAATACCTCTTTGAAGAGGATAAGGGTAGTAAGTATGCCTATGATGTATTCAAGGATTCACCTCCGGTTACTGACATGATGCAGGCAATGAATATTGCCTATGCGGTGGAAAATACAAATGAGACGGAACATGGTGTGCTAGTCGTCACTCATTTCCGCGGCATGACTTTTTCAGAAATCAAAAAGGCAGCAGAAGATGGCAACTCGGAAAGCCAATAACAAAGCCCGTCGAGTTTTGTATGATCAGGACCATTATGGTGAAGAACCTATCCTGACAAAAGATTCTAAGTCTATTGATATCATCTCTGCATATAATTGGTATGGTCATTTTTATATTGCAGATGATGCTAAAAAGTTTGTCCTCGACTATTTTAAAAAAGATAAGAAGAAAAAGGCACAGATTGAAAAGATCAGTGCCTTTGAACTTTATAACATTGGGTGGAACTGTAGGATTCTCTCAAATGGAGGAATCTTACCGAAGGAAATTGAGAAAAAAGTTTTCTCAAAACTCGACTCATTGATTTCCATTGTGGTCGAAAATCAAAAAAAGGAAAAGGAAGCCGAACAGGAATCAGAGTCTAAAGCTTCCGTTGTTTCCATTCAAGAACGAGTGGAAAACTATGCCAAGACTCTGATCGCTGATCTGGAATCTCATATTGACGATTTCATAATGGGAAGAAAGTCAGATTTTGTTGCTACAGAATGGTTCAGTAAGATGAATGTTAAGCCTCAGGTGGCTAAACATATTCAGTCTTATTATGAGCCTTTGTATCAGGAACTAGTGGATGCATATGCAAAAAAGAACGATGATCTAGTTGACGCATATTCATACCTCAAGAAAAGACAGCTTAAGAAGTATATGGAATTTATCAAGTCTCTTCTGGCTGGCGCCGATAATCAGAAAACGATCGTCAAGAAAACTCGAAAGCCTCGCAAGAAGAAGGAAAAGCCTGCGTCTGTTCTAGTCTCCAAGATGAAATATCAAAAGACAGAGGAATCATTAAATCTCACTAGTGCCGCCCCAGTCGGAATTATTGGGGCTCAGCAGGTCTGGACCTATAATACAAAGAATAGGGTTCTCACTGTCTTTAATGCACTGAGTCCTGCCGGCTTATCTGTCAAGGGATCAACTCTCATTGGATATGATGAGGCAACCTCAAAGGGAAAGAAACTGAGAAAGCCTGATGTAACTATTCCTCAGGTTCTATCTGGAGGTAAGATTGTCCTCAAAAAGCTTCTTGGCTCATTATCAACAAAGGAGGCAAGTGTTTCAGGTCGCATAAATAACCAGACCATTGTTGTAAGGATTCTTAAATGACAGAAACTCATCAAAAGCCAAGTGCCACAGTTTTTCAATTCCCTACCAATAAAATAGTTCGATCTCCAATCATTGAAAGTGATGTTGTCAAGGAAGTAAAAACTAAAAGTGAAACATATCTAGCGGAGAATATTTCAGCAGAACTTGTGGCAGCTTTGATGAACGATATGGCAGCATCAGGTCTTCCTGTGGATTCTACTCAATTTAATTCGGATGTAAACTTTGTTATTCTTGCATTGACCAGCACGGTCTATAGAGCCCTGAATCTAGATCATCCATTTCAACAAGTCCTTGATTCCGTCAAAATAGTCGAAACTGAAATATCTGAGACTCCAACTGAAAACGCATAAAAAGGAGACGTGTCATTATTTTGATTGATTTGAGCCAGGTTTTAGTCTCAAATGTTATGATGCATATGAATGGAGTTAAATCATCTGACATTTCAGAAAACTTAGTCCGACATATTATTCTCAATAGTATCCGATCATATATCAAACAATTCGAACAGAACTACGGCCGAAATGTCGTGATCTGTTGTGATGGTCGAAACTATTGGAGAAAGTCTATCTTTCCTCATTATAAAGCTCATAGAAAAAAGAACAGAGAAGCATCTACTTTCGATTGGAATAAGCTTTTCGAACTTGCAAACAAGATTCGAGACGAATTGAAAGTGTATATGCCCTATAAGGTCATTGATGTAGTTGGAGCTGAGGCAGACGATATCGTTGCTGTTCTGACTAAGAAATTTCATAAGACTGAAAAGATTCTTATTCTTAGTTCTGATAAGGACTATGTTCAGCTCCAAAAATATGGAGAAAATGTCCAGCAATATAGTCCTATCATGAAAAGATTTATCAAGACAGATGATCCTTTGCTGTATGTCAAAGAACATATTATCAAAGGTGATCGTGGAGACGGTATTCCTAATATTCTGTCTGAGGACTCGGTATTTGTTAAAGGAAATAGACAAAAACCAATCAGTACAAAGAAGCTTGATGAATGGGTCAAATTTGATGATCCAGCTAAATTCTGTTCCACAGATCAGATGAAGATTGGATATTTCCGTAATCAGAATTTGGTTGACTTTGACTATATTCCTGATAAAATAGTTCAAGAGATTGAAAAGTCATATGAGGAAAGTTCCCCTGCATCTAAGTCTACGATGCTTGGATATTTCGCAACTAAGAACATGAAAAATCTAATTGCTGTTGCAGATGAGTTTTGATAACATGGAAGATGATAAAAAATTGAATATCAGACTCTTTAAGTTAAGAGATAATACTTCATTAAATGTTCAAGAAGCGACAACTGATCGTGATTGTTTAATATTTGATGTTTGGGATTTTTTATTTCCTATTCTCTCATATTCTATTGGGATTCCAGATGACATTGGAAATGAAATCAATTTATAATACGTCGATTAGATTAAGTAATTCCATTTTTCATAACACTGATCAGGACACAAGAATAAAGATACATAAGATAATGCTTTCTTCTCTGAGAAATGTTGGAACTTGGCAATATATGCCTGAAATGCCGATTGGAAAGATATTAGATGAAAAATGATAGTTATGTAAGAGAAATAACTAAAAAGGCTGTTCGAGATTCTTTTCCAGTCTTTCCACACTCTGAAAACCTTAAAAGAGAAATATGGGAAATAGTTGGAGAAACTAATAGTCGTATTTGTTTTGGTAATTTCTTGTTTAAGACTCATAAAGAACTGTTACTTCAAAATGTCAAAGAATGAACCCAGTCTTTCTACCCATATTGAAAAATATGTATTGGAATTCAACTCAGAAATCATGTCGATTCTGAATTGGCATCCCAAATGTGGAAAAGAATTGTATACTTAAAATTAATTGATAAATTTTCACTTAATTATCCTATAGAAGACGAATTAGAGGAAATTGAAGATGCTTAAAAATATTTACGAAATTCTAAAAGAAGTTGAAGATGCGAAATCTGAAGAAGATGCCGTATGGGTTCTAAAATACAATTCTAGGTTTGCTCTCAAGAGCGTCCTCCAAGGAATGTTTAATCCTAAGGTGAAGTTTCTTTTCACTGAAATTCCTAAGTATAAGGAATCTGATTCACCAGTAGGAATGGGATATACGTCAATCGATCAAGAAATCCATCGAGCATATTTGTTCGTGGAGGGGGACCCAAGGTCACCAAACTTGACACCAAAAAGACGTGAAGAAATTTTGATCCAAATCCTGGAAGCTTTGGAATCAAAAGAGGCTCAAGTTTTTGCTAATATGATTCTGAAAAAGAATCCATACAAAGGCTTGACATATAAAATAGTAGAAAAAGCGTTTCCAGATATTCTAGCATAACACAGAAAGGGAAAGTCCGAAAGGATCGATTAATAAATGGCTCATAATAAAAATAAGTCAAATTACAATAATTCAGATTATGAAGATGAAGATGATGAATATGGTGCCAAAAAGACTGGGAAGAAAAAACAGTCACCGAGACGCAGACCTGTCCGAAACTGGAAGAAAGCCTGGTCCTCGATCAATGACGACGATCTAGACGACAATCGCTAATCCAAATATGTCCGATCCCTCTGCTTCTTTTGGAGTACGGATCGGATTTAATTAAACGCTGTCTACTGAATACTGTTTAATATACATCGTTTATTGATCAAAGTTCAGTGAACACCGTTCAGGAACCGACCTGGAGCTATGCCGGAATGCATAGCTGGTATGCAAAAATAGTTGTTGCATCCATTGGCCAGTGTGCTATAATACTCCTATGATGATGAAAAAGCGACGCAAGCGCCGTTCTGATCGTCTCCACCTGGTGTATAAGCTCCAGGTGCGGTCGCTGATCTACATTGGTATCACCCATGTGGACAAGCAGAACGTGGCCAAGAGCCTCCGGCGTCGGTGGTTGAAGCACGTTCAGCGTGCATTGGCCGAGACCCACACCTGGAAGTTGTGTGAAGCAATTCGCAAGTTTGGTCCGGATAGCTTCACAGTTGAAGTCGTTGAAGTAGTTCGTGGCAAGACAATTGCCCATGAGATAGAACGTGAACTTATCAAGGATATGAAACCGAAACTGAATACAGGCAAGCGGTAATTCGCTCTTAGTCTGTATTCAGTTTTTTTATAAGGATTTTTAGAAATGACTTTTAGCGAATATTGTTTTTACAATGCTCTATACATTTCCATTCAAGTAGGACTAATGATTATTATAGGAACTCCTCTTCTAATTGTTATTAATTCGATAATTGGATTCATGACTGGAATGTGGACTGCTGGATTTCTTCTTAAGAAATGAGGACGAAAGATGTTTTATGGTTCATTAGCTCTTTCTTTTATAGTCGTCATTAGTTGTCTTGTGTATGTCGGTGCGATTTTATCTATTCCATATGCTGTTGGTTCTGTTCTAGGCTTTCTAATTGGTAGCGGAGTGACTTATATTGCTCTAAACCTCTTCTGAGTCTGTCAAAAACACCGAAATGGAGAAAACAAAGATGGAACTTAAGAACGCTAATGGTAAAGTCGAGCTTCAAACTTTCCTCAACTTTCTTGAAGCGACCGTTGGTCAATCTAGGAACACAAGTGTTCTATTTTCGGCTGAACCTGGTCGAAAGTATATTCGAATCGTTGAAACGTATTACAATTCTCGTTCAGTATATTGCTTCCTCGATCAAGAAGGAAATATCTACAAGTCTGCATCCTGGAAAGCTCCTGCTAAACATATTCGAGGCAACATTATCAATGATCCCGATTTCAGTTATGGTAGAGGACTAACGGCTTACGGGGCTTCCTATTTGAAGTGAAAAATCTTAAAGAGGGCCTCTGAAGATTCCAGAGGCCCTCTTGACTATTGGAGACAAAAATGCATACTATTAAAAAAGCAACCGATGATAGAGTCTCGATGAAATGCACAAATTCGATTAGGGATGACATTCAATATGACATTTACGTTTCAACTTTTACCCCAGGAGCAGGTCCTGAAAAATTTTGTGTCGACACATCAAAGATAATTGCAGATTTAAGTTGGTCAAAAGCGGGGATTCATTCCTTAAATACTATTTGGAATTGTTTGGCTGAGGAAATCTTTTGATATGAATAATATTGAAAAAGCAACTAATAACAAAACAAAAAAGAAAATTTTTGATGAAACCTGTGGAAGGTATATTGAGTTAACACATTCCTCAACTTGTCATATAACAAGAGAGTTTGTTTCTCATTCGACTAGAGTTAAAGATAGCCCAAATAGATTAAGTTCAACTAGAGTTGCAACATTTAATGCAATGTTAGAAGAGGTAACGTGGCATGGAAAACTATAGAATAAAACCTTTCAGTAATGTTCGAAATTCAACTTACACTGAAATTGTAAAATCTATTGATCTTGAAACTAATGGAACTATTTACATTGAAACATTGGAACTGATTTATAATTCAACTTTTGATGCGACATATAGATCAATATGTGTGGATTTAGATAGAAGAGATCGTATACTATGGACAACGAATTTTATAGATCAATTTAATAGAAGACCCCATACTTATTCCAGTCTTCCCTTACATTATAATACTGATAATGAAATACGTATGGATATTATCTTAATATTGTTAGATAATTTTCGTAATATGGAAATGGATAAAATAAAAAGTGATTTGATTATTATTGAGTAGTGAACAGCATTCAGTCTGAACACCGTTCAGGAACTATGCATAGGAAACATGCCAGGTATGCAAAAATAACAATTGACTCCTACCATGGACCTGCTATAATGTTTCCATAGATTAGAACAGATCGTCATCTCCACTGTGAGGAATCCATGAGCATCGAAGCAAAGTTGGTTGAACTTTTCACCGCTAATTCTACCCGTACTCCAGCAGAGGTGGAGAAGGTCGTAGGAAAGAAGAAGTACGTTTCCAAGTATATTCTCTATCTCCGTCTGGCTGGTCACGATATCGTCACGCATAAAGACGGTCGAACTGTGACCAAGTATGTCTATGCTGGTGCAGCTAAGGCTAAGAGTGTGACCGTCAAGCCGTCTGAACGTCGGGCAGGCAAGGAGACTGCAACCGTCGTTAAGGCCCCTGTCCCTCCGAAGCCTCCCAAGGCTCCAAAGAAGGAGAAGGTTCCGAAGGTCAAGGAAGTGCCGAAGGAAGTCAAGAAGTCTGGTCCTGTGGAAAAGAAGGACGAGATTGAAAAGACTTTCGGAACGTCTGGAAACGTTTCGGCCCAGGTCGATCCTGAATGGGACGCGGTCGATCTTTCCGACTTCAAGGTCAACTTTCGTTGATCAAGTCTCCCTGTAAGAAAAGGTGCTCGATCATTCTTGGAAAATATTGTTCCGGGTGTGGTCGAGCGCTTTTTCATATCCAAAATTGGAAATCATATTCGAATGATCAGAGGCAACATATTATGGACCATGAACTCAAATCGGATTCTGATCTCCTTTTAATACAGATTGTCGATTGGTATGATAATCACTTTATGGAAGGCAATTTGGAACCTCTGATTTTAAAAATTAAAGAACATCTGGTGAAAAATGAAACCACGAAATGAAACATGCTGGATATTCCTGACAACAAAAAGAGATATTCTATCTTCAGGACGGGATGCACTTACTGGTATCAATCCGACATACTGGTCTGTTGTGAACACAATATATCCTATCATTGGTAGTTTCAGACTTTTCCGTGGTACAAATCAAAATATCGGAAATTCTCTAAAACAGGAGATAAATTTAAATGGCGACGAATAAGAAAACTTCAGTAACTCATATTCCTATGTTTCCAACTCGGTACTATGACAATGCTACTAAAACACTAGTTGATCTTCCGAATGTTCTTTCTCATGCGGGATATGCAGGAGAAACTAGATGGTCTTCCGAAAGGGATGAGAACGGAAGAGCCAAGACAATAGCTCCAACTATGATTGAAAACATTCCCTTTGAAGATGAGTTGACCTATAAAACATACTATCGCGGTCGAAGTGCCGCTGGAGCAGAATTTACCAACAGTCTCGGTCAAATCTTTATTGTCTTTATGACTGATCTGGATAAGTGGATTCCTATCATGACAGAAGGAAAGATCAAAGGTAAATTCATCTACTGCAAGCGAGGTATGAATTATGGGATCAAATTATTCGATCAACCGTAATATTTCAGTCGACATTGGAGAATACTCAGATATTTCGACAAGATTAGACGTAAGGCAACAATGTTACAGTAGAATGCTCACCATCAATTGTAGAAATGCAGTATGCATTGCTTTAACAGTTCAATTTGACAATATTTCAATTGAGGAAATAGACGATGACTTCGAATTTGATATTCCCCACGATTAAGGGATATGCAGTTTATAATCCAGCTACTGGTCTTTGGTCTAGAGGTGGTATTGATGTTAAGTGGTCTAAGAAAGCTCCTAAAATTTGGACAGGTCTAGGAACATTTAAAAATCATATTGCTCAGCATGTCTATTCAGACTGTTATCGATCTTGGAATGATAATAGCAACAGACGTGTTACAAATTTCTTTTATGTCATTAATCACAAATATGAAGGTTGTCAGGTAATTGACGTTACGACTCAACAGCCAGCCAAGGATTTTACGGTGGATGATTGTCTGAAGTATCTGATTAATCATGCCAAGAAATCATATGGTTTTAATGGTAGAGAATTGGAAGTTAGGCTGCCTGTCTCCAATAAGGTCCTTCGAAAAAAAGATTTGATTGAGATGGGGCTTCTATGACCTTTAGAGATAAAATACCAAGGCCGCATGTTAAAAAGGAAATATTAGATTGTGGTGAAGTCGGTGTATCAAAGATCGTTGAGTCGTCTTTTATTCAAGCTGATCTAGAAAAGAAATGCTGGAACTTAGTTTATTTTTCAGTCCTTAATTCCTTATTTCAGGAGCCTATAAATTGAGTAAAGATGGATTCTCATTCATAGTGGAAAACGATGTCAAAACTTGTATTAGGCTTTATAGGGCTCATACGGAAACTTTGACAGAAGTCAGAAAGGCTACAGACACATCAGGAATAAACTTAGTTTTTTATCCTAATATGGATCATTTAATGAGAGAAACCCCGCTTAAAATTTTAGATCAAAATCTTCTTAGGAGTACACGAATCGTAATATACCATGAACTTTCACCAAATAGGATAGAATAATGAACATTTTTTATGTCGATACCGATCCTCGAAAAGCTGCCATCAGTCTCGTGGATTCTCATGTTGTTAAGATGATTCTGGAATCTGCTCAGATGCTTTCCACTGCGCATAGGCTAATTGATGGTAAAGAAGTTATCAATTATAAACCATCGAAAAGAAATCCTTCTAAGATGAGGAAAACGACCCACTGGTCTCTTGATAGCCTTTCGATGGAAAACAATCTATATAAAGCTACTCATGCAAATCATCCAAGCAGCGTATGGGTGAGGCAATCTATTTCTCATTATTATTGGTTGTATAATCATTTTGATGAACTTCTGAAGGAATATACTTTTAGATTTGATGACAAACATAAGACAGGAGAACTAGCTGACTACCTTCAGATTGCTCCGAACTATATACCTGTAAGAACATTTCGAGCTCCTCCTGAAGCTATGGACCCAACCTACATCATCTCCTTATCGACGACGGAGAACTATAGGCATTATTATAGAGTAGGTAAAGCTCACCTGCATAAATATACAAAGAGGCAGCCTCCTGACTGGTTGACTGGTTGTAAAATTAACTAAATAACAAAATCGAGACATAAGGATTTCATCATGCCAAATTATTCATATAGAATCGTAGAGACTGGACAAACAATTGAACTCACAATGTCCATTTCAGAGATGGAAGAATTTGAAAAGAAGTACCCGAAGCTATATGAAAGAATTTATCATTCGGTGAATGTCGTTGATCCAGCGGGAATTGGAGTCTCTAAGCCTCCAGAAGATTTTTCAAAGCACGTTCTTGGAAGAATCAAAGCAGGAAATCACGGCAGCGAAATTGGTAATGGTAGATGGAAAATTCCTAGGGAATTGTGACACACTCGTTTTATTGTCTAAATAGCTCCAGAGATAACAATAAAGGAGTATATACTATCCGGAACGGATCACAAAACTTAAAAACATCTAATACCAGACTTCATAAAAGGGAAGCTGCATCTCGCAGACTTCCCTTTTCGCATTCTAAAGGAGATAAAATGTCAAAAAAGAAAAACAGAAAACAAGCTCGTCAAGAGAAATTTGGTCAGGAACAGCAAAACAAACATTTTGAACTGAGACACGTATCTCCACTTACACCTAATCAAGAAGCAACCTTCAAGGCATACTATGACAATAAAAACTTAGTCTGTCACGGATATGCAGGCACAGGAAAAACCTATATCTCATTTTTCCTTGCTCTGAAAGAACTCCTTTCTGGAAGCTCTGCATATGAAAAGATCATCATAGTTCGATCTGTTGTCCCTTCAAGAGATATGGGATTCTTGCCAGGAAGTGCCGCTGAAAAAGCTAGAGCATATGAGGACCCATATAAAGAGATATGCGACGACTTATTTGGCAGAGGGGATGGATATGATGTTCTGAAAATGAAGGGACTGGTTCAGTTTACAACCACCTCCTTCCTAAGAGGTGTTACGTTCAAGAATGCTATTGTGATCATTGACGAGGCTCAGAACCTGAACTTCGGAGAACTTTATACAACTTTGACACGATTGGGAGACACATCTAGACTTATCCTGTGTGGTGACTTCCGACAGATTGATTTCAAAAAACATGAAAGAGACAATTCATTGATTCATATTATGAATGTCCTGAAGAATATGAAGAATATCTTCTTTGTTGAGTTCCAAGAACAGGATATCGTTCGAGGTTCATTCGTCAAAGACTTCATTATTCAATCTACCATGTATCAAGAAAAGTTAGGAATTTCCTTAGTATAAATAGTTCCATACAATTTCAAAACTCTAAGGAACTGATAATAAACATGACTATGACCCTTAAGGAGTTTCTAGAATCAATCATCCTAGAAAATCTTCATCCTGAATTACATGCCATAGCTGTTCAAAAAACTACCAGATATGGTACCTCAAAACAGACTCTTCTGGCTAAGAAAATTAAAGAATTGTCAGAAAGAGGAGAAAGTACAGGACTAGAAGGTAATATGCCTAAAGGGTCTAGTCGTGCTTATTTGCCCATCAAAGAACATCATGAAATCAATCTAGATGGTCATACTGCAAAGATCAAAACAGGTATGAAAGTTGCTATTAGAGCAGCTTTAGATAAACATCATAAAGCTGCTGAACATGATAATATGTCTCTAGGCCAACTTCAGAATAAGGCTGAAGGTGGAGATTATTTGATCAATAGTCACTATAGAATAGCAACAAAAGATGAAAAAGGACATTTTAGAACAAATACAGATTCTGGAATATTCCCTCCTCAGATTGATCATGATCACGATGGTCACGAATGGACTCATGTTGGACATGCTGACAATTTGACAGAAAAATCCTTTAAAGGATTAACAAAAACTACAAGTCATCCTGAGGGAATCCATTTTTCAAAATTCAATAATGTCTTAAAAAGAGCCTGGGATAGAGATCACGGTAAATATTGGAAAGGACCAGATCAACATGAAAACAATCTTGATCATGTTGAAACTCATCCTCTAGTACAGAAGTTTTTAAATCATCAAAGAGATTTTAATTCTCCTCCCCATGATTATACCAACATTGGCAATATGGGAATATGGAAGCATCCTGTTACAGGAGAAGAGCATATTGTTGCAAGAGACCATGGATTTAGTCATGAGGTCATGGGAGCATATAAGAAGGCAAGAGAGAAAGAAAGAGACAACTTTTTTTCAAAAGCGAGACATAGATAAAAGGATCCATCTAAAATGCCAGATAGAATAAAAGAAATAATTTCCAAGTCTGTTTCACTCATCAAAGAAGAACAAAATCTTGCAGAAGGTAAGGTCCTTCGAAAATTGTTTGGTCCTTCTACTCAAGAAAGACGAGACAGAATTTCAGGTATGATAGACAAAAAAATGTCTAATATCGAAACAGCCACAATTGGAAAAGACCTAGATAAAGTTAAAATGTCTGATGTCACATCTGATGAATTTAAAAAGCTTGCTAAAAACAAGCATTATGGCGATCTAAGATCAAGACGAAATCATGCAAAATTTGGAGGAATGGACTTAGGATGGCTTCTTGGTGGTAAACTTCCATCTGGTAAATATCTAACAGGACATGGTAAAAAGAAAGACTAATCCGTAATGAAGACACTAAGAAGAATACTAACTGAAAGCATTCGACAAGGATTGCCTCATATTACCACAATGGATCATAAGCAGTTTGGCAACTTGATTCAGTCGGGTAAAATACATTTACATGACGTAACTGAAAAGACTGATGGATCGACTCATATGTTTGGATATGATGAACATGGATTCTATTCTCAGTCCTCAGGATCAGGTAAAGAGAAGATGAGACAGCCAGCAGATTTCGAAGTTCGTGCCAGAAGACGATCTGAGGAAACAGGCAAGCCATATGATAATACAGCATCCAAAATGTTTGGTCATGTTCACAGTATTCTTCATTCAAACGGAAAACTTCAGCAACATCTAGCTGCTCAGTACCAAAAAACAGGTAAAGAAGTCAAAGTGAGAGGAGAATTGTTCTATAGACCTCTTGCCAGAAAGTCTGAGCATCCTGGAGAAGTTAAGTTTGTTGGTACATCATATGATCCTTCTCATATGGGAACAGTCGGAAAGTATGTAATCCATTCTAAGCTTCCAGAAAATCAAGATCATAATATTGAACATTTTAAGACTAAGCTTTCTACTCATGAATTAAATTTTGACGATGATAAGATAGGAGTCAAAAAAACTAGCATTGATGTATCCGATCATGCTAAGGCCTATAATGCCTTGAATCATGACCTTCTAAATGCAAGAACAACTCCTAAGAATAAAGATCAAAAGCAAGTAGAACTTGCTAAACTAGATGATATCAAAGATTCTGTCTCTAAGAAGATAGATAATCATGTTCGGTCTCTAAGCCTTTCACCTCGATGGGGGACTGGAAGTGAAGGACTCGTTATTCATCCCGTAGAGAATCAGCCAAGATTTAAAGTTACCTCAGATACCTTCCGAACTTTCAAGAAATCCGGAGAAGATTTCAAACAAAGAAAAACAATCAAAGAAATGTTTTCTCTTTTGAATGAGGGAGGTAATATGAAGATTGGAAATCATATGGCTGCTCCTTTTAAGGTCACAAACAGAACTCAGCAAGCCAGAGATATTCATGATGCCTTGAATCAGATTCATGATTCATTCCACTCCGAGCATGGAGAACATCTATTTGGAAAGAATAAGAAAGCTCTCCACTCTGGGTCTATCTTTGCTGGATCAACTAAGCAGCTTATGGATCCAAAGATTTCAGATGAGGAGTTTTCAAAACATAAACCAACAGTAGGGGATGTGGACATACAGGTTACCCATGCTCATAAGGACGCTCTTGTCCATCATCTGACTCCAGGTAAGAAATTTGGCAAGTATACAGTCCTAGGTACAAAAAAACATGGACTAGAATCTACTGCTATTATGAGACATGAGAACGGAGAAAATCATCAGTTCGATTTTGAAGGAGTCGAATACAAGGATCATGAACCAACAAAAGCTGAACAGTTTCTCCATTCATCAGACTGGGAAGATGCTAAGAAAGGAATCAAAGGAGCTCATCATAAGATTCTTCTAAACTCAGCAGGAATGGATACTCATAAGTTTTCTATTTCACATGGTCTAAAATCTAGAACAGATGAAACTGATCCTGGAGAAAAAGAACATGAAGGAATAACTAAGAAACTATTTGGACCTAAGGCTGATCCATCGAAAATTAGTTCATTCCATGGAGTAGCTGAACTCATAGGAAAACATATTCCTCCTGAGCATCACCAGAAAATCTATGATAAGTTCAAAGATTCAGTGACAAAGAATAAGTTTTCAAATGATTCCGCATTAGCTGTTCTAAAATCTCATCTAAAATTATCAGATTCTAAACTGAATGAAGAATCTGAAAAAACAGGGCATACATCTGTTATTCCTTTGATGGGAGCCTCTCCTATCTCACATATGGGTCATGCTCATGACCTAGGAGGAGCTCTAAGACGGCTTCCAGGAACAAAGCATGTTGGAATTTCATCTAAGGCTGACTTGTTCTCTCCCGAAGAAAGAAAGTCTATTTTGAATAGACAATGGAAAGATGTTGGTCACACAACTCATGTTGTTAAAATGGCAGGTGAGACTGTTCGAAAAGCATATGACTCAATTCCTGAAAACACCAAAAGAAAAGAACTCCATCTATTAGTAGGAGGAGACAGAAAAGATTTTGCTGACGGACTAAAGACTGCTCTAGAAGCAGGTAAAATTAAAGAAATGGAAGGCAGAAAATTCGATAAGATTCATGTTCATTTTCCTGAAGATACAAATAGAACTCATGGAATGTCAGGAACTAAAATGAGAACTTCTGTATCACAGGACGACTTTGATACATTTCATAATCACCTTGGTAAAGATGAATTTTCCAAGAAAGAAGCTTCTTCGATTTTCAAAAAGATCAAGACAGGTCTTTCGAGTGGTAAAGTTAAAGTTAAAAGATCAGTCAAAGAATCTTTTCAAGACTTTATACTGACTGAAAAAGTTCTGAATGTAGGTCTAAATCCTGATCATGAGAAGTATAGAGAACAATATAGAGACCAGGTTCATAGTCTACTGAGAAAATCTTATGCAAACATAGGTGGATACTCTGGACATGCTCCTGGTTCAGATGAAGAATCAAAAGCTATCCATGATGATATTTCAAATCATGCTATCAAGATAACAAAGCGTGGTGATAAAATTTCTAGCGTTCGAATATATAAACTTCAGCATGGTAGAAAAACTATTGCATTGGGGACAGATGGATCAGATTCAGGAAAGGCTGATGCAGCTATGGTTATGAAAGATGACCATAAGATGAAAAGATCATGGGGAGAGTATTCAGGAGCAGTTAGACATATTGTCAAAAATAAAATAGGAAGTCCTGTTGTTCATCCTTTGTTGGCTAATAAACTCTTAGGCAAAGAAGTTAAAATTGTTAATGATCAAGACTATGAGAGAAAGATAGGTGGACATATGACAACTAAAACTATTCTTGGATATCCAAAGTATAATGAAAAATAAGAATCTATTTTTGATCCATGGAGCTTGGGCATCTAGACAAGCATTTAACTATCTCGTTAAAAAAACTCTGGATGATGTTCAAGTCGGAAGAATACATTGTTTTGAGTATGATTGCCAGGCTGAAAGTCTAACTGATACTGTTCTGAGGGCTAAGCAACATCTCAGACAAATCCAGGAGAATGGTCTAGAAACTGTTGTTGTTGGGCATTCTCTAGGTGGACTCATAGGATTATCAATGTCTCATAAAAGAGGAATCAGTAAGATTATCACTGCTGCATCTCCTCTTGCAGGTATTCGTCTTCCTAAACCTTTCCAATATTTTGTATCATTTCATACTCCAGTTTTGACTCATCTGTCCCCTAAGTCTACATTCATTAGAAAGATTCAAGGGAAAGACTATTCAAATAATTCAATAGATGTTCTAGTGACTACGACTGGATTTCTTCCTATGTTATATGAAAAGAATGATGGAGTAATTACAATAGATTCTCAGACCACTTGGATTCCTAAAGGAGCTAAGGTAATCTACTCAAATACAAATCATCATGAGATTCTACAGTCTGCGGAACTTATTCGATCCGTAGAAAAAGCTTTGACTTCCTGATTTATTCCTGCTATAATAAGAGAACATCCAAACTCTAGAAGCTCAGGAATTTCCTTCAATGTTTAATTTTGTTCCCTCAGATTCCATTCTGGAAGAAATAGAATCCATCGATTCTTCAAAGGGTAGATTCTATACAACTCCAGAAGGAAACATATATCCTTCTGTTACAACTTTCCTTTCTTCTTTTGGAAACGAGAGTCTGAATGAATGGAAGAAATCAATTGGAAAGGAAATCTCAGACTCAATTTCTGAATCTGCTCTTACTAGAGGCCGAAGAATCCATTTTGTAATGGAAAAATATCTCAAGTCAGCTTTGAATAGAAAAGACTTTTCGAAGTCTCTAGTTCCAAATCTGAGGCAGATTTTTTTCGATATGGAAAAAACTACTCAGAGAATCAACAATATTCATTATATCGAAAAGGGACTATATTCAGATAGACTCAAGTTAGCCGGAAGAGTTGATCTGATCGCTGAATTTGATAATAAACTTTCGATCATAGACTATAAAGGATCAACAATTGAAAAGTCTGAAATAGATATTGAGAAATACTTCCTTCAGACAGCCGCATATGGGATCATGTATAAAGAACAGACTGTATACGATGCGGATCAACTAGTGATCATTATGCTCTGTGATGATATGCCATTTCCTAAAGTATTCAAAGAATCAGCATCTAAGTATCATGGCAAACTTCTAAACTTGGTTGATGAATTTCATAAAAAAAGGAAACAAAATGCTAAGAGTAATTCAATCCCATTTATCATCTGATTATCTAAAGATGTATTCAAATGGCAAAACATTTATCGAGACTGGAACATATCTAGGAGATACTATTTGGCTGGCTCTAGATGTAGGATTCGAAACTATTCATTCTGTAGAACTAGATGATAGACTATTCATAAATGCCAAGAAACTTTTTGATCATAAGAAACAAGTTATGATATGGAATGGAGATTCCGTTGATTGTCTCAGACAGATTCTAGGAATGGTAGATGGTCCAGCTACCTTCTGGCTAGATGCTCATGCTTCTGGTCCTCTCAAAGGAGGAAGAACAGGAGGAAGTCCAGTTCTAGATGAATTGAAAATCATTCAGGAACATCCTTGTAAGGAACATTCCATATTCATTGATGACCGTAGACTATTTGGGTCAGAGGAATGGTCAGGAGTAAAGGAAGAAGATGCTATTA